GCCATCAGCCTGTTCCGCCCTGCACCGCTTTGCTGTGAAGTCGAACTCGCAAACTTCGCTGAAAAGGTTGCTCTTGTCCAGCTTATTGTCGCACCTGCGCAAGTCCAGAGGGACTTGAGCCATGCACTGAGGGCAGGGCTTACGGTTGAGTACATGGCCACAGTGGCTACACCGAGCGTCTTCAGCAAGTGCCAAGTGCTTGCACGAAGGGCATTCAGTTCGTTTCTCATCTTCTTTGGTTCTCCCAAAATTAAGTTCACGCGGATCTCCGTGCTCCTCGAAGTTACCGCCAAAGTCAAGTACTAGGAAGTCATCCTTCCCTTCCGCTAATCTCATTCCCCTACCAAGGATCTGGTAGAAGAGTCCCGCCGATTTGGTGGCTCGGCAGATCGTGACACAGTCCACGTTAGGTGCGTCAAATCCAGTCGTTAGAACACCCACGTTGATCAGGAACATCTGCCGGCTGGAGTTGCCCTTGAAGGCCGCCAGCGTGGCGTCACGGTTGCGATGCGTGTCTGTTCCAGTGATCATGCTCACATGGGCCCCTGAAGCCGCTAGGAGCCTCTGTAAGGCCGTTGCGTGGGCTATGCTGGTTGCGAATACCAGAACCCTCTTGCGGCCGTTACAATGGCTTACAATCTCTCTGGCGTTGTCCTCTACCTTCTGGATGAAAGCGTCAGACAACTCTTCGATATCGTAGTCAGTCCCACGGATCGACACGTTGCTTACATCGACCTGAGTCAATGCGTCTGGGAAGATCCACGGAGTGATGTAGCCATCGTCTAACATCTTTTGCAGTGGCACCGCGTGGGCACAGTCAGTAAATATCTTGCCGTCTCCGTACACGAGCCCTGAGGACGTCCTGTAGGGAGATGCGGTCAATCCGATGAGCCGTGCCTTCTTCTGGTACTTGCGGACTTCACTGATGACGTATCCATACTGACTGTCAGTCTTGGCTGGGATCTGGTGACATTCATCAACCAGTACAGCGTTGATTGGCAGCAGGTCGTGGATGCTCTTGGTGACCGACTGAACGGTCGCGAAGATCACGTCCTGTGTCTTATCCTTTCTTCCAAGGCCAGCACAGTACACGCCAACACTTAGCGATCCACCGGCCAACTGCTCGAGGCGCTCTGCATTTTGCTGGACAAGTTCCTTCTGCCTGCAGAGGACAAGCACCCTCTTTCCTGCAGCGGCCAACTTTAAGCAGAACCCAGCAATAACGACAGACTTTCCTGATCCAGTTGGCAAGTCGATGCAGGGGTCGCCCGCGTTCTTTCCTAGCCACTGGAACAGCTTGTCTAGGCTCTCCTGCTGGTAGTCTCTCAGGTTCAAAGATGGCATCGTAGTTACTCCTATACGCTTCGTGGTTACTCACTCTATTTGAATCGCCTTTACCGTTCATCGTGCTCTCTTTTTATTAGGTGCATCGTTCCACCGTCATTAGAGAAGCTGTAGTAATCGCCTCCCTTGATCTTCACGTGAAGTATAGCGAAGTCATCGACGGCGAACAGTGCTGGGTTGTAATCAGTGAACTGGACATCCTTGGGAGTGTAATCAGTCACTTGAAAAAACAAATCCAGTAGGATGTCTCTATGGGTCATTGTTATCTCCGAAAGAAAAGGCCACCCCCGAAGAGATGGCCTTGCGTTTGACTGGGGTACGATTGATTAGAAGATGTCGCCAACGTTTGGTGTTGGTGCATCAGGTGCTCGAGGAGCCAGAGGCTTGCCGTCGAACGGACACTTGTATCCGTTGTAGGCATCGAGGAACTTAACCTCGTTCTGGTCTTCATACCCGTTGGTTCCCTTGCGGATTCCAACAGTGCCAACAACGTGAGCACCGATGAGGTCTTCAGGTGAACCGATGCGTCCGCCAGCAGCAGCAACCAGACGGCTGATCGCTCGGCTTGCAATCTCGATAACCTGCTCGCTAGGATGCTCTAGCAAGTAGGTCGCAAAGATGCGGCGGTTGGCATGTGGCTGGTCATCAGCAACTCGGTACTGGACTGCCCACATTGGGTTTCCAGCCTTGCTCGTTCGAGCGGAAGCGTCAACGACCTCCAAGTGATACTTGGCGGGCGTGATCAGTGTGTTCACTGGCTTCTCGTTAGCAAACTCTTCACCGGTGAACTGGGTTGGGTCGAAACTAGGCATCTTGGTCTTCTCCAAAGTATTTGTGAAACTCGTCAGTTGAAACGCTCGCGGGTAACTCTACCCGACTTTTTGCAAGGTAAGCTGGGTGCGGCTTGGTCACTACGATCCGTCGTCCAGTTGTTGACGCGATACCTTTAGTGCGGCCAAAGTCGCCTTCTTCTTGCCTTACTGAATCCTCAAAGCGAACATGGCCGATGACGTCACACCACTCCATGACTCGCTCACATGCTTTCTTACTCAGCTTGGGTCGTATCTGATCCCACACTGCGCCTCGAAAGTCCTCTGCCTTGCGGATCTCTTGGTGAGCAATAAGGACTACAGTCTTGCCCTTGTTGATGCAAGAGTCCAAGGCAAGTAAAAGCTTGCCAAATCGTCTTGCAATCTCAACAGCACCTTTGCCGTAGTCAGTCTTGAACTGCTCTGCCTCGAGGGCCTGCTCAATGATCTTCTCGAACCAGTCGGCCGAGTCAACCACAATAGTCTCGTAATCACTTTCTCCGGCCTCTCTCACGGCCAGTATAACCTCCTTATAGTCATATAGTTGGACACGGGTAACATCTAGTTCATTGGTTCCTTCTTCAGTCGCAATGAATATCGGATTCGGGAAAAGAGACGCCGAGGTACTCTTCCCAGTTCCTTGTGAGCCGTATATCAAGATCTTCTTCGGCTTGTGGATCTTGCCGCTCACTGCTCTCGCAAGTATGCTCATCTACTCTTAGCTCCTTTGCTCTTTGGTAAATCTCTTCTTGGCTAAGTACTGGGATCTCCGCTGTGCCGGCAGCCTCATGAAGATCATAGCAATCTCCAGTGTTGTCTACTAGCAGCAGCGTAACGCACAGTCCTTCATCGTCAGACAAGACGGTTGCTCTCTTGTCAACGATGGTGCGGCCGATACGATCGACTGCACTTGTATCAAACTCACTGAGGTCTTTCAAGAAGTGCCGGCGGATCTTACTCGCCTCGCCCTTTAACCATCTGGCTGGGTAGCCATCTTTTCCTTCGGCTCGCTCGTGGAGTCCGTCGCACAACTCTTGGTAGTTACTCAGGTTTATAATCTCAAACATGGTTTGTTCTCCCAGTATAACACAGGTATTGGATATTGTCAACAGGCGCTCAGGTTTTATTTTTCTAGCTCGTACCAGATGAAGCCGATGTTGCCAACACTGTATGCGAACCAGACTAATGCGTGTGGGTAATCTCGCTGATGGAGATTGACGGCGGCCTGTATCATGTAACAGACCGCCGGTATAACTATCATTGCACAGTTCATTCTACTCTCCCCAGAGTCCAACCTTCTGCCAGTTGGCCAGTGCCTCGGCTCGAGCCAAGGCCTTAGTCACGCCGAAGTGCTTCTCATGGTGAGACAAGTGCACAGCGATCATCTCTGCACTGCTGTGCGTCTGGTAGCCCTTGATCTTGACCCCTCGATACCACACTTCAGCCGAGGCTTCGTTGTGGATCGTAGGGAAGCCACCAACACAAACTACTGTGGCAGGGTAGGTCTTGCCACGCGACCATGGTTGGATGCCGCTCATGTTATTTATCTCCTTTGGATTTTACAACCCAGTACTTGGAAAGCAACTTCTTAGTTGCTGTAGGGATCGAACACTTGCTTTGATCTTTAAGCCAAAGGTCAAAGCACACAATAAACTTCTCTGCGACATTCTTGTAGCCAAGGTAGCCAGAAGTCTTTTCGTCAGTTGATAAAATCCACTCAACAAAGAGTTGGACGCCATCTCTCGACTGCCCTGATTTTACACCACGGTCTGCCCTCACGTCAAGGATAAACTGCTTAATTTTATCAGAATATCCTCGATTGATGAGCATGACAGTGGCTGCAATCGCACCAGCCGTTAACGTTTTGCCAACACCTTTGGCGTTGCCAGCGGGAATATGGAATCGGTCTAGCTCAACGACTTCGTTGAACCAAGCCCTAACCCAATCTTCCCTAGTGGCAACTGTACCGTCGCACGCCAGTGAGTGAATTGCGCCAAGGTCGGTTGGCTTGTCAAATCGCTCTGACTCGAACGTATGCCCGAGGTGCTTGAATAGTGAGTAATTGGTATCACTTGCACTCTCGACTGCACTCTTTGAGTCATAGCAATCGTAGTTATCACAAACGTCTTCGTAACGCTCACACTCAATAACAGCCAGATGAAAAGTCTCTGGGAGGTCTTCAGCGTGAAAGTGTCCTTGACGTATAAGCTCCCTGCGAGTATGTCCGTCATTCAGGTACAACTTACCTTCGAACAGGCTTGCGCTCACAAACGAGTGAACAGGATGCCACTCGGAAAGGTGCTTTCGCTTGGCAGACTTTGCCCTTAGTGCAGTGTTACGTTGCTTCGGGTTGTCGTTAATCTCAAGGTACTGATCTAGTGTGATCTCTCTGCATGAAGTCTTGCTCATTTGTTTAGCTCCTTAACTCTTCGTTCTGCATTACGCTCGGCGGACTCACTGTGAGCCCAAGATACCGGCGACTCCTCAACAAGCTCGGGGAGGTATTCCCCGTGCCACAT